CTGTGGTGAATGTCACAGACTCAGCAACTCAGTTGACTAATGTATTATCATTCTTCGGACCTCTCACATCATCATCTTACGTCGTATTCGACGCTGGATACCAGTATGTGTATGATAGGTTCAATAAGAAGTTTGTTTACATGCCATGTTCTGCAGATGTAGCAGGTTGCATGGTAAGAACAGATAGAGATTTCTTCCCATGGTTCTCACCAGCAGGTACAACCAGAGGTGGATTGAACTTTGCTGTCAAACTAGCATTCAATCCTGGTCAAGATGCAAGGGATCAACTCTATTCAAATAGAATCAACCCAATCACATCAAGACCTGGCGATGGTATCATCCTATTCGGTGATAAGACAGGACTCGCATTTGAATCTGCATTTGACAGAATCAACGTGAGAAGACTGTTCATTACAATCGAACAGGCAATCGAGAACGCTGCTAAGTCAGTTCTATTTGAACTCAACGATGCAGGTACAAGATCAAACTTCATCAACATTGTTGAACCATTCCTAAGGGATGTTCAAGCGAAGAGAGGTATTCAAGACTTCTTACTAATATGTGATGAAACCAATAACACAGCAGATGTTATTGATCGCAATGAATTTCTTGCTGACGTATTCGTCAAACCTGCAAGATCAATCAACTTCATTGGTCTTACCTTTGTTGCTACAAGAACTGGAGTTTCCTTCAGTGAAGTTGTAGGAACTGTGTAATAGGAGACCCACACAATTATGGCATTAAACAGAAACATTTTTTCGGTTCCCAATAACGAAAGATCAATTGATTCATTCAAGTCGAGACTTGTAAGTGGTGGTGCTCGTCCTAACCTCTTTGAGGTTGAGATGGACTTCCCCTCAGGTGTAGGCATTTTTGATGAAGAAATTGATAATACGACTCATCGTATGATGATCAAGGGGGCACAGTTACCAGCATCAAACATCCAAGAAGTTGTCGTACCATTTAGGGGTAGACAATTGAAGGTAGCAGGTGATAGAAGATTTGACCCATGGACAATCACAGTTATCAACGACGGTGATTTCAAACTGCGTGAAGCGTTTGAGCGATGGGCAAACTTTGTCATCAAAGTATCTGATGGTTCAGGAACAATCAACCCAACTGATTATTTTGCAGACTGGGTAGTAAACCAACTAGGTCGTGCAAGTACACCTCTAGACACTCGTGGTGATCAGAGTGGTGCTACACTTCCAGTCTTACGTAGATACAAGATGCATGGTTGTTGGCCATCACTTGTAAGTCCTATAGAGTTGTCTTACGACACAGCAGATACAGTAGAAGAGTTCCAAGTCACCCTCCAAGTCCAATGGTGGGAAGCATATGATGGCGGAAACTCTGGTTCTGTGGTATAATACATAGAAAGCAAGTAGAATAAATTATGGCTAAGCTGTTCGGATTCTCTATTGAGGATCCTAATGAGAAGAAGAAGAAAGGTGTAATCAGTCCAGTTCCTCCTAATAATGAGGACGGGGCTGATTATTTTCTATCGTCAGGTTTTTACGGACAGTACGTAGATATTGAAGGTGTATTCAGAACAGAGTTTGATGTTATAAAAAGATATCGTGATATGGCACTACACCCAGAGTGTGATACTGCTATCGAGCATGTTGTAAACGAGGCGATTGTATCTGATAGTAATGATAGTCCTGTTGAGATAAATTTAGATAATTTAAATGTAAGTGACAAACTAAAAGGTATTGTAAGAGATGAATTCAAAGGAGTCAAAGACCTTCTACAATTTGATAAGAAAGCACACGAGATTTTTAGAAACTGGTATACAGACGGAAGATTATATTACCACAAAGTTATTGACACAACAAAACCTGATGAAGGTATACAAGAGGTAAGATATATTGACTCTCTCAAACTGAAATTTATGAGAGTTCGCCCTAGTCAAGAGAAAGGTGCAAGAGGTGCACAAGGTATTCCTGTATTACCATACTCAGGTGCAGAAACAATAACTAAAGATGCTAAGATAGAAGAATTTTATACTTACTACCCACAAGGTATGGCACAGAAATTTGGTTCTGTTGCAGGTAAGGGTGTAAGAATAGCAAAAGATGCGATTACATACGTACACTCAGGTCTTGTAGATCGTAATAAAAAAATTACTCTCTCTTATCTTCACAAGGCAATCAAGGGTCTTAATCAGTTACGAATGATTGAGGATTCTCTTGTTATATACAGACTATCAAGAGCACCAGAAAGAAGAATATTTTATATTGACGTTGGTAATCTACCTAAAGTAAAGGCAGAGCAATATCTACGTGATGTAATGTCTCGCTATAGAAACAAGTTAGTATATGATGCTAACACTGGTGAGATCAAGGATGACAAGAAGTTCATGTCTATGCTTGAAGATTTCTGGTTACCTAGAAGAGAGGGTGGAAGAGGAACTGAGATTACTACATTACCTGGTGGTCAGAACCTTGGAGAACTCACTGACATTGAATACTTCCAGAAAAAATTATATCGCTCTTTGAATGTTCCTGAGTCACGTATAGGTGGCGATCAAGGATTCAACTTAGGTAGATCATCAGAAATCTTACGTGACGAACTCATGTTCAGTAAGTTCGTAGGTAGATTGAGAAAAAGATTTAGTGGTCTATTTGTTGATTTACTTAGAACACAGTTGATACTCAAGAACATTGTGACTCCTGAGGACTTCGATAAGATGTCGGAGCATATACAGTTTGATTATAAGTATGACAACCACTTTGCAGAACTCAAAGACCATGAATTGATGACTGAGCGTCTCAATATAATGGTTGCTATCGAACCATACATCGGCACATATTATTCAAGAGATTACGTCAAGCGTAAAGTCTTACGTCAGACAGAAGATGAGATAATGGAAATGCAACAAGAGATGGAAGAGGAGAATGAAGCAGGGATTGGTGTGCCTCTAGACACTCAAAATCAAATGATGCAAGGATCTATAGATGCAGAGGTAGAAAGGCAAGGTAATCTAGGCAAAAATAAAACCGAACCAAACCTTGACAATAAAAAGAATGGTGGTAAAACTGAAGCACCCGAAATAGATATAAAGAAAGCAAAAATTTGAATGTTTTGTTATTGGGCAGATAATTGTGGTGCCAAAAAACACCTACAATACCTGATGCAATTGAATGGTAAAAAGTTTTGTCTTTTATTTGACAATACCATAATGCTTGAAGAAAATACTGTTCACTGGCATGGTTATCTGAATAAGAAAGATAGTAAGAAAATAATCAATCGATTCTGGGACAATGATAGTTATCAGACGTTCTTTTATCGTGATGGTGATGAGTTATTATCGGTCTCTAGACATAGAAGAAAATGGGAACGAGTAGATGTGCCTCGTCGATTCAGGTGTGATATTGATTATAATTATGAAGAGGGATTTAAGATAATAAATGCATGTCCTCCTCCCCACTCACTTATAGATCATTCGATTCACCGTGGTGCAGTACTGAACAGTCAAATTGATCATCACCTGTCAGTCAAAAGAAAACAACCTAAGAGTATGTCTGAAGAATATGCAGAGCGATATAGAAGTGATCCTAAATTCAAAAATACATTCGTGCATTATGAAGCAGTGAAAAAAAGTAAGAGTAGTAAAATAACTGTAGATGATGTTCCAGATTGCCATTTATTGATGCCTTATGATCTGCATTTAGGACAAGAAGATAATTTTTACACACAAGATTGGAATCGTTATCGTAATATAGTGCCATACAAATCTAATCTAGTAGATTCAGCTCGCAATTTATTGGATCTATTTGATGAATACAAAGAAACAAGTTGGAAAGAAAGATGGGATAATTCAGTTTTTGATGTATACGAAACAGACAAAAAAACAATTTGGAAATATCTTGATGAATATGTTTTTACTAAGTATGAGGATGTCCCAAGAGAACTAAAAAAATATGATATTGAGTTTGAGTATTTTGATTTAGATAAAGACAGTTACAAAAAAACTTTTGAAATTGACAAAGATCCTCTCTTTAGACTCATGACTTATAATACAATGGATCAACTAAAAAACTTCCCAACTA